AACCAGCTCGTAAGCTGTGTCCCGAATATCAAGGTCTAGGTAGGAAACGTTGATGCAGGTGTGGCGCGTTTTGATGCTGCTGCCGCTGTAGCTAAAACCTTCCTCAGTAACGTTCGACTGCGTGAAGATCAGCTCAGGATCTTGTGGACGATCCATCGACAACGCAAGGTTGCCTGATGACCAGTAAGGTTGCGCCCTGAAAATGGACGCCATTTGATTGATCAGATCAAACGCTTCGGTCTGCGTCTGGATGCTGATGTTGCAGGAGAAACGTGGCTCTTGCCCGCCAAAACCGTCAGGGACAAGTGCTGAACAATACTGCGAGCAATCAAAGAAGTTGAACTTATTCAGGCGTGCTTTTTCGTTGCCTTCAATGTCCTCATAAAGAATATGATCGCCAAATCCATACCGGCGAGACGTGAGCAAGTCGTACAGAATCCAAGCCGGATCTGTTGTCCATTTATTTGTCGCAGCAAACGTTCCGTCCCAAGTGCCGGAGTACGTCAGTCGTCCCGTCTCAGCGTCAACAGTGGCGTTGCTTGGAATCTTGACTTTGATGCCACGAATCCGATACTTCCGTTCCGGAATGCTGCTGAACTGCTTTGCATCAATAACATGGCCCACTAAGCCAGAAAAACTATGAGTCAACCTTGCAAAGGTGTGCTCTGTGAAACTTGTCCAAGTTAGTGCTGAGTTAAACGAATCATCCGATGGAGTGCGGTCAGAGTCGTTGTCAGTGACTCTAACAACTCTTATCTGAACAGGTTTTGACTGAGTAGTGTCTAAATTAAAGTATTTTTTGCGCTGATAAACGTCAACAGTTCTTCCCCTAATAGTGTCGTTTACAACCTCTTGAAACGCTCCGCCGTTATACGACACCATGATCTTGTACTGAACAAACGTTCCAACAACGTCGCCGTTTGCCTTAAACCTTTGCAGTTGCGGCAAGCTAAGGGTTACGCGAACAGCCGTAACACTGGTGTCTGTAATTGTTCGTGTGACGCCAGCGTCAGGATCACTTTGCTTTTCAACGACAACGCCAACAGCAACTTCCTCTTGGATCGTTTGACTGACTTCATCCAAAGGGTCCTGGTCGTCCCCTTCGCCATATCTTGGCGATACAGCTCTTTCCTTGTCGTTGTAATTAAATTGAAAATTCTTGTCTGATTCTTGAAGCGCAGTGCTTACATCCGCATTAGTGCGGACCATCGGCGTGTTATTCAGAAAAATATCCTTTAACAACTCTCGCTCATAGCGAGTTGGATCTTGCCCGGTCGTTCTGGATCTCGCAATACCTAGTCGAGATGGTGTCGCAAAGCCTTCAATCTCGCCTTCGCTCAACAGGTCAACAATTCGCGCAACCTGGCGAGAGTCAAGGTTGTCTTTTTCTGCTTTCTGGCTGCCGCCTGCACTGGACTGACCGCCACCCGCACCAATGATCTGATCAGTCATCTTGCGTGTTGATGCCGGACGATATAACCACGCTACCGACTAACGTCTCGCCATACACCACTGGAACGGCAACGCCTTGACGGTCTACGTTTTGGATGCCGGAGAAGCTGGCTGGATTGCTGGCTGGATCAAGGTCTGAATCGGATAGATCCGGCACAGGCGTAAGCATTTGAGCTACGCCATCAAGAATCAAGCCGCCACCAAACAAACCAATAGCAGTCATTGCTTTGCCCCCAATGACCTTTCCAATGCCAGGGAAGGCAAGCGAAAATCCAACAAGCGCGACACCAGCCAAAATTGAGCCCGTCCCTCGTCCGCCCGCTCCACCAAGCACAGGCACAATGCTGATCGCCTCGCCCATCCCAACTGGGTATTGCAGCTGTTCAGGGTTACTGCCAGCTTGCAGCTCTAACGTTCCAGTAAGGACCTTGTAGTCATAGTCCGCCATGTGGGCTGCCAAGCCCTCAAAGTTGGCACGCAGAAAGCTCACCGCTTCCAACGGTGTGTCCACAGCAGCGCGAAACACCCGTTGACCCAAGAACTTAGCCAGGCTGCCGTAGACCTTGATTGTCGTCAGCATTGTCAAAACCTCGTCTCGTGGCGCAGGTATCGACCCGTGTTCTTCTGATAATAACCGCCATATAAATCCCTGGAACTAAGGCGGCCACGAAGATGGTGCAACATAGCTTGATCGCCTAGATAAACAGCACAGTGGTTAAGACCCAGCGCTCCATGGATATTCATCAGAAGCAAGTCGCCCTTTCGTAGCTCCTTAAATGGCACCTCAACAAAACCAGTCTCTGCCCAGCAATCTTCAAAGGTTGGCTTGTCATTGAAGGTGGATAGCTGTGGCCTAGGCCAGTCACGCAGTTGCAAACCCTCTTCTGCGTACCAATCACGGACAAGTGTCCAGCAATCGCTGACGCCCCACACCCACTGGCGGCCTAGCAGCTCCTGCTTGTAACCAGATGGTTTGATCTCGCACCAGCCGTTAGTTACAAGGCTGACGATGTGCCAAGGCAGTCCGCTTTTCTCACAAGCAACCTTGTCGGCTTCACTAGCTTCCGCATACGTGGTCGGATGACTGTGGACAACAGCCATAACCTCCCCAGCGTCTTCTGCAGCTGCATAGTCCACTGGGTCAAGGATAAACAGCTCTTCCGGTGACTCCGACAGGTTCTTGCAAGGCCAGTAACGCTCACGGCCTTTGACAATGACAAGCAACCCGCAGGCTTCACGGGGTGCATCAGTCTTTGCGTGCTCAAGTGCAGCAGAGCGCCACTCAGTCATGAGAAGCTCGTGCCAACACCAGGGAACGACCCAAACGGCAGGTCTGCTGTGTTGCCAAACCGAATCTTGCAGCTACTGAGGCGTTTACCGCAAACATCATCAAGCGCACTTCCTGTTCCGGTATTGATCTGAGGCTCACCACTTTGACCGCTATAAGTCTGGTACAAAATAGTCCCTGCTGTATCAATAACTTGAAGGTTGCCGTTGTTCTGCAGCACTGCTGTTGCGCCTTCGTAGTTATTAGTAACAGCCGTGACGGTGTAAACGGCACTTACAATCGGAAACTTTTCGCCTAAACCATCTGTTCTGTTGGCGTATGGGTTTGTAGAAGTTGTTTCAATTTTGGCCACAAAAGTTTCGTTGCGTTTAAACTTGCCGCTACTGCTTACGATAGTTGCTGGAGCGGTAAAACGGTCTGTTGGGTTTTCCCACCGGCGCAAAACACCAAGAGCTAAATTTGCATCACCCTCAGGAAGCGCAACACTTGTTGCTGTAAATTCCAAAGTAATTGTGCGCCCATCGTCAAGCGTAAATGCTTTTTGAGCAGTCGTAGTTACGTTTGCATTGTCATCAGCGTTGCCGAAAATCTCGTGATAAAAACTGGCGTGCCTACCACCTTCCCCTGCAGGCAGGTAACTATCCCAGCGCACGGTTGAAGGCGTTCCAGAAAACGCCGATCCCGAGTTCCAGTATGAGTTTGTGCCGTCTGTGACATGCAAGTCACCATTTGCGCCCATCTTGACACTGGTGCCGCCCTGACCAGAAGTGGCTGTACGCCATCTCACCTCTTGAATGTTGCTTGGGTCTTGGTTCTTAGCGTAAATAAAGAAGTCTCCCTTTGTTCCGAACTGCGCCCGATACCAGCCATTGCTTGAGGTCAAAAATTCACCAGCGGTTAATGACGCTTGGCTCGCAAGAATTTCATCGCCAGTGTTGTAAGAAAAACTGGTGGCTGCAGCCGAACCAAGCAAATTATCGTTTTCGTCGTAGAAACGTGCGTCGTTGATCACGCCGTCAGGACGCCAGCTGCATCCCTCCCTAGTGCCATCTGCTCCACCCTTGTATTCCCACTGGCAAACGTTGGCCAAGCACTGACGCTTTGGTGCTTTGATGTTTTCTAAATCAAGCTTTGCCGCCAGCTCAAACTCAACAACATCACGGGTCTCCACGATCTTGCGGTTGATGAAATAAACCTCTTTTGGCATCTGTTCGCCAGATGGCGTGCCATAAGGATTCGTATCGTTGTCGAAGTTGACCGCATCTAGGAAGCGACTCAGCGTTCTGATCCGCACCACCTTCGCTCCTGTCAAATCGTTGCCAAACGTCGTTTCATTAACGTTCACCATCAACGCTGAGACGACACTGAACAAGTTGCCGACACGCAGTGTTGGACGAGGGAAACCACCCTGTCCAGCCTTGTACTCAAAGCCTTCAGCCTCAACAGGAATCGCCGTGTAGCTTCTCCCTTGGTAGATAATCTCTCCGGTCTGTGTCTGGACTACAACGCCGTTGAAAAACCTGATAATTTCGTTGCTGCCGTGGATCGCTTGATCTAGGTGCAGCTCAAACAGCTCAATAATTGCAAATGGGGAGCTTTTGAGAAGCTCCTCAAACATAATGATGTCACTCACAGGTCAAACACCTCCTCAAAAGTTGCGGAGATCTGACCTCTGCCAGGGAAATTGATCGTTTTATTCCATTCCAAGCAAATCCATTTATACGTTGAGGTCTCATCCGGCGGAGACCAGTCGAAACTTTCAGAACCGCCTCGTGCTTCTAGGAACGCTTCGATCTCGTCAGCAGCCTCTTCAGTGACGTCCCAAGTTAATGCCCACGTTTTACGGTCTTGATTTAATCCGAAAGTCAAACGCTGCTCGAAACCATCCCCAAAGCGCACTCTGCGGACTGACGGCTGACTGCTCTTGCTAGCGCCGACTAATGGGTCGTAAGAAGGGAAAGTAGCCATCAGCGGGTAAGAAGCCCTCCAGGCCGTTTCTGTTTAATCAATTCTGCCTGAACTGCCGCTCCAATGGCACGGCCAAGTTGACCAGCTTGTGCATCGTTACCTTGAGCTGCAGAACCCTTGGCGTCAACGTTGACCACAACGCTAGTGCTGCCACCCATCGCATCATTTGGAACAATGGTTCCGCTGGATCGCGGGACAAATAGCTCAGGGCCACGCTCGCCAACAAGGTAAGACTGTCCTGTCCCAACAGATCCACCATTGGCACGCGGTATAAGACCGCTCACATCAGTGTTTGCTCCAACTCCTGAATAACTTTGAATTTGATTCAGGCTATTGGTGTTAATGGCGTTGCCACCACCTCCTCCCATGCCCGCAAACATACGAGCCACACCAATCGCAATATATGTTGCGATCATCTGTTTAGCTGCATCAGCCAACATTGATGAAATGCTGCGCAAGAAATCTGCGAATGCTTGCTCAGCTGTTTTCGTTCCACTAACAACTTCGGTTAGGCCATTGAAAAGCGAGTCTGTTACTGGAACGGCTATTGCCAAGGCTTCATTAAAGCGAGCTTGGGCAAGAGCTGCCTCATCAATGGCTGGTTGATATTCTTTGTAGCGAGCAATGTTGTTTTCAAGTTCAATACGTTTTTCTTGCAACGCTGTCTTAGCAGTATCGTCCAAGTGAGCCCCAAGCCTAATGTTCTCATTTACATTGGCTAGTTCTGCATTCATTACTCTAAGAGTCTCCGTAAATCGCAAGTTTTGTTCCGCGTTTAACTTGCGACTGCCACCAAAAAACGTATCAGTAAGAAACTTTTCGTTTTGGAAAGGACTTGTTGCTCGAATAGCCTGTTGCGCAGAAACGCTGGCGTTCAAGTCTTTCATCGCCTCTGCCTGAACAACGGTACGTCGCTCCAGCTCGTAGGCAGCGTCTGCTTGCTGTCTCAAGATTCTTGCATTTTCTCTTGCAAACCTTGCCTGATTTAATTCTGCTTGAGCAATGTCTCTTTTTACGCCAAGAGCTTCTTTTAAGGCTCCATTTGATTCAGTGTCAAAATTCAACTGAGCCTTGTCAAGCGCAAGCTGGGCTTTATCAATAGCCACAATCGCATTGGCTTCTGCAAGCCGCCCACGAATCAACTGCAGCCTAACCCCTTCAATCTTTGCCGCATCAGTAGCAAATTTAACCTGACGATCTCGAAAGTTTTGAAGAATTTCTTGCGCTCTTATCTCTTCTTGTGTTTGAACTGGCTTAACAGGCGAAGCTGTTCTGGCTAAAGGTCCAGCAGTAATTTCAGGGCTTGAGCCCATTCCTATCTGTTCTCCTAACGCCTGATCTTCTCCAATAAGAAACCCGCCAACAGCCCTTATTCCTTGCACAACTCCGTCCTTGTTTTCTCTAAAAACATTTGCTAATTTTGTTAGCAAGGTCATAAAGTTAATAAGACCTTGAGATGCAAGTGCAGATGCAGCAATTTTTAACGACTTAAATGCGTTGTTGAATTCCTGCGTTTGCTTGGAAAACTTTTTAATTTCTTCATCGCTAAGACCAAGGGACTCTAATTCATCGTCTAAAGCGCTTAATGCAAGAGATGCTGCAACAGAGTTAAGACCTACATCTTCAAGTTGACCTATTAAGCCTTTAGTTGCAGTGCCCGCAATCGGCAGAGCATCTGTAAGTGCTTTTAAATTTTTAGTGGGATTTTCTAACGCTTTACCCAGCTCAAGTGCAGCGTTAATAATTCCGTCAAAAATTCCACCAATTACTGAGCCAGCGATACCTCCCGCAAATCCAAATTTACCTGATGAACCAATGGAACCGCCTAAGCCACCACCAAGCAAGCCGCCAACAGCAGAAAAGCTTGGACCACCGAAAAGCAGGGGAAAACCACCGCCAAGGATTGCTCCTTGAATAATGTTGCCAAGCGTCCCTCCACCTCTCGTTGCCCCGCCTCTCGTTCCTCTACCTCTGCCCCCTACTGCTGATCCCCCGCCTTTTTTAGCTGCCTTCAAGGCTTCAGCATTGATAGCTTCTAGCGCTTTTAATTGCTGCTCCAACTCAAAAGTAGTTTTCTTGGCTAAATCAGTTTGCTTCCTTGCATTTTGTTCAGACAGCTTGCCTCTTAGTTGTTCAACTTTCAAGAGAGCGTCTTGAGAAGCACCTACCCGTTCCAGGGCTTTTACGCGCTGATCGTAAGCTTTGCCTACAGCGTTTTTAGCCGCAACTCTGGCCTGAGCCAAATCAGTGCGGTTAATTTCTCTTTGCGTTTGAAGAATTTTTTCCAACTCTGCATTAACTGCTTTTTGAATGCCAACGTCTTGCTTATTTACTTTTGCAGCTTCTAATGCCTCTTTAACTTGACGCCCCCTGCCTGTTCCTTCTGTAACGCCTGCACGAGTAAGCGCTTTTTGAAGAGCTGCTTGACGTTCCAAAGCAGCGTTTAACTGCGCTCTGCGGCGAATTTCCTTGTCTGCGTCTCTAATTTTGGCTCTGTTGGCACTTTGAGCCCGTTTTTGAATAGATAGCTGCTCTACCAGGGCATCATTTTGCTCAATTATTGAATTTACCGGACCCTTCTTCGCAAGCTCTTTTTCAAGCTTGCCAAAGTCCCTTTGAATCTTGGCAACTAGCTGATCAGCTTGCTTAAGCGCTGCAGCGGCTTCCAGCCGAACCTGAATGGTAGCTGAATAAGACGCCACGGATCATCTCGAAGCTGTTTTTTCACTCTACCTGCGCCTGCGAGCCTTGGCGATCTCTTTCTCTTGGTCCTCGTTAAGGACCTGAAAATACGCGCTCCAGCCGATAATCTCTTCTGGCGTCATCGTCGCCTTAAGCTCCGACAAACCCATGCCTAACTCTTTGGCAACGCCAAACTGCAGCATGAGCCAGTTGTCCTTTCGAAGCTCGGCGCTCAGGATTTTGGGTCGATAGCCTCTTCTTCTTCGTCGGTCAAAATCGCCAGCATCAAAGACTGGAGATCCTTGTCCTTGACTTCGTTTTTGAGAATGTCGATCTCACCAGCAAGAAACAACGCCTGGCCAGCATCGTCTTGCGCTTTGCTGATCAGCAGCTGGAGCGCAAACGCATTGGCATCATCCGATCCAGCACGCTTTTGAGCCTTTTCACGCTCTGCCATCGTCAGTGGCGTCACCCACATTTCAAACTTACTGCCGTCTGAAAGCTCAACTGTTTTTTTAACTGCTTCCAGGTTGGCTGCTTTCTTGAGGCGATCAATGGCGCGGAGTGCCATGAATATCCGTTTGATTGTGCTACTACATTAGCATTAAAAAAGCCCCCGACAAATGTCAGGGGCCTTGTCGCTAATTCAAGATCAGCTCTTGTCGAAGTCGAAGGTAGGAGCAGCAGTCGGACGGAAGCTTACCGATACAGTCTGAGCATCGTCAGGAGTAACGGAGAAGCTTGCAGAGGTCAGCACAGCTTCCATCTCGATGGAACGGCTCTTTGTGTCATCCGGCGTGCCAGAAGACAGCACCGTGTCCATGTAGAGCTTGAAGGTTGCACCAGCTTGCTTGCGCTGGGTCACGTCTTCAATCAGACGGCTTGCAATCGTGGTGTCGTCATCAGTGAAGTACACCTCAGCAGAACCGGAGCCATCCGCGAAACCAGAGATAAAGGTGCGGAACGGCGCAACCTGACCAAGCGTTCCACCGATGCTGGTTACGTCGATCTCTTCGCGAGTCACCTCAAACGACCAAGAACGGACGTTTGCGACTGATTGAAACTCGCTGAACTTAATGGTGAAGTCGCTGGTGCCGTCAGTGCCGTCATCAGTCAAGGCCAGTTCAGTACCACCTGAGGTTGCACTGAAAGTGGCTGCACCAGTGGATGCGGTATAAGTCTTGATGAAGACATCAGTGCCTGCGGTCAGACCAGCAGGCAGAGTGCCGCCACCAGCAGCAAATACAACCTTGTCGTTGACCTGAAAGTTCAGGTACGTGCCAACGTTGATAGTGTTGCTGGCATTGGTGACATCAGCGGCTTTGAAAGTGCCGGAAGTGCCAGCAGGCTTGTAATAAAGGGCTCCAGAGGTGCCCGAAAGGACGGTAGCCATTCGTAAAACGGAGAATGGTGGACTTTACGGGCGGAACCCGGACATATACAGCTTAGCGCGTAGACAACAAAACATCTAATCCTGGTCTTCTGCGGTAAACGATGTGTCGATCCGTCCCACAAAATGCGGGCTTGCCTCTTCTGCTGAAAACGTTGGGCCGTTGATCGCTCCAGGGCGCAGATAAATGCCTGAATCGTCTCGTGTAGAAGCCGACAAGCTAGTCAGAGCCGTTACTGCAGTATCCAATAAGGTTTGATTTCGAACAGGGCCTTTTCCTTTTTCGCTGTAAACACGAATAACTACACTGCCACGAGCAAAATCAAGGTTGCTGGTTAATGTTACTTCTGTAGTTAATCCAAAAGAAACGTTCACTCGAACGTATTCAGTAGTTGCGTTCGCGGGTGCTGCAGTAATTCCGTCAAAAAATACAGGCACTGCAGGGCTTAGCGCTCCAAATGCTGTCTGGATTGGCCCTTCAATAGCGGCGCGAATAGCTTGGTATCTCATTGCCTACTCTTAAAAGCAAAGGTTACGCCGTCCTGCAGCGCTTTCGCCATTCCACCACCATTCAAATAGCTTGTATACCAATCCAAAGGAGCCGTGCTTCTGGCTCCTCCAGCTCCAGATACATCACCACGGCGTCCAGGAACAGGACGAGTACCTGTCGCAACAACGTCACCTGCTGGATTTCCAATTCCTCTAAATACGCCTTCCTTCAAATCAAGCGCATACTCAGCGTATGGTTGCGTATTTACAATCTCAAATTTTTTAACACGGGCTGTTTCTTTGATTGACGTAGAAAGCCTTGGTACATCATTCAAGTCGTATGGATAGCCACCACCAGTAGAACCAGACGCTGCACGGCCTATCGGAACTGCAACCCAGCTGTCTTGAAACTTGCCGGTCCACTCGGGGCCTGCTTCCGCAAGATCGTTCATAATCTCAACCGCAGCATAACGAGAAACTTCGTTGATCAACTCACGAACATCGGTTGGTAGCTGGCTGATCTCTTTGCGTTTTGCAGACATTACTGCGGCCTCGCAATGATGATGTGAAGAAGCGGATCCTCACCCCGATACGTCGTCACATTCAAAATCTTGGCTTCGCGTGTCGCCCCACCTTGCGTATAACGGATGCGGTCGGCTTGAGTCGGATAGTAATTGTCCAGATCGTCGCCGCTGACAGTGATCTTTACGTCAGTCGTTTGGTACAACCCGTCAGATTCACGGCTTGATACGTTGCCAATAAAGCCTTTTGTCACCACTGTTGTGTCCGCACCAGTGACATCTCCGGTGCTTGGGTCGTAGGTGCGGGGCGTGACAGTCTTGACCAGCGTGATGTCCTGACCAAAGTCAGTAAGAATTTCAAGTGGTATGGACTTGAAAATGTCATCTACAAGCGCCATCTCAACCCCTCACCACACGTACTGAATAGCTGCCACTGCCCCCCAAGCAATAAGCGCCAAGGTAAGACTGCAACCAAGGGTAAATATCAAAAACGTTATTAACGGTTCCCGTAGCTTGACTAGCAGTGTTGTACTTAACCTTGAGATCGCCGAGT